ATACTGTAAAAAAATATACATATGAAACACTGAAGAATAATTTTGGGGGTAATTGGGAATCACTTAGATGTTATTTTAATGATGAGGCATTAGATTATAAAACACATGGTATAGTTGTATATAATAAAGATGGTGAGCGAATGAAAATTCGTTCTAAAAATTATGAAAAGATTAAAATGTTAAAGGGAAATAGTCCAAAACTACAATTTCATTATTATTATTTGAGACAAAATGATTTGGTGAAAGATTTTTTACAATTTTATCCAGAACATAGAAATGAGTTTCGTACGTTAAGAAATGATTTACATAGTTTTACAAATCAACTTTATCAATATTATATTGAATGTTATATTAAAAAAGAAATTACTAAAAAAATAAAGGATTATCCCTATAATTTTAAAATTCATATGTTCAACTTGCATAAACATTACATGAATAACTTGAGACTGGATAAAAAATTTGTATCGCGACAAGTTGTTATTGATTATATTAATAAGTTACATCCGGCAAAATTAATGCATTCTATAAATCATACTTATAATAAACATAAAAGAGAAGAAAAGACTGCCATAAATATCACGATCACCTAATCAATTAAACATATCCTCCCTTAAAAGTATTCTTTTAAATTTGTAAAAATATTAATACCTGTTTTACATGCATATCCGACAAGTGATCTTGTATTTTCATCAGTGAAATTTTCAGGAGAATTAAAACTCATTCTAATAATAGAATCCGTATCATGAGGATGCATTTTAATAAATCCTATGTAATCTAAAACGCGATCACCACCCAAATAATATTCTTGGTGTAAAATATATTCAATTACTTTTCCTATAGTATAATCTTCATTTTCCAATGTAATATCTACACTATTTGTCATGGTTGTTTTTTCTTTATTAATAATAAGTTTTTCATTTTGACAAAGTTCATATAGCCTGATGAGCCGTTTAATAATATTATCGATAGCCAAATGAACTAATTCAATATTAGTATAAACTCCAATAGTTTCTATTTTAAAATCGAAACTATTATTTTTATAAAATCTTTTTCCTTTTAATAAATACCAATTTTTTCTAAATTCTGTGATATCTTTGAGTGAATAACCCTTTTCTTCAAGTTCTTGTTCAATTGTCTCCCATTGTGAGTTTTGTTCTACTCTGTCGGGAGTATTAGCATACGCACATGTAGATACTGTATTATACATACCATTTTTTTCTGCACTTGATATAGATAATTTACATTCTATATGAATTTCTTGACCGGGAATATTATTAGATATTTTTGGACGTAATCTTGTAAATAATATATATCCGTTTGTTAGTTTATCAGGAGGAAACATTTTTTTAACATCTTCTTCCTCTAAATATGTATCACTTGATATATTTTTAACTTTAAAATCTTTAGTCGTAATGTATACAATAGAATCAGAATCGTTAACTTCATTTACCTCGATAAGTAAATCATCAATAAGAGTATGATCTTTTATATGAATAGGAATACATCCTAGTCTCTGTTTTAAAATTTCATTATTAAATCTAGTAGTATTTTTATGAATTTTTATATCATTTTTTTCTAAAGATCCATCCATAACTACTACATTAATATCGCTCAATAAAGTTCTTCTTATAGCATTTGCGATGCTAACATTTGTATTTTCCAATGTAAATGATAAAGTATTATTAATTTCAATGGATTCTTTAACATTAGGCAACTTTATAGAACTTTTAGGAATATTAAGTGACTTACTCTCCATAGAATATTGGCTCATATATACAATAACTAACATTGTTTTTTTAATATTAAATTCAATTTTAATATTAAACTTTTAAAAAAAGTTTACAAAAACAAACTTTTTCAAAAAATTTAAGTTAAATTTAGGATAAATAAGACTTGCGGGTATATTAATGAGTAGTGTTTTATATTATAGTAAATATTGTGATAACTGTAATAAATTATTATATGAACTGGGTAAATCAGATATATCAAAACAAATACATTTTTTATCAATAGATAAACGTGTTGAAAAGAATAGTAAAATATATATAGTTTTGGAAAATGGATGTGAAGTTTATTTACCTCCAAATATAACAAGAGTGCCTACATTATTACTATTAAATATGGGAAACAAAATGATTGTCGGTAAAGATGTTATTAATTATTTTAAACCGCAATTAACTCAACATAAAGAACAGGCTACAAAAAGCAATATGGAACCGATGGCTTTTTCTACATATGAAATGGGGGTAACTATGTCTGATAATTATTCATATTTAGATCAGTCGAATGATGAGATGTCTGCAAAGGGAAATGGTGGTTTAAGACAAATGCATAGTTTTGTAACATTGAATTATGATGATAAAATACATACTCCTCCAGATGATTATGAGCCTGACAAAGTAGGCAATGTCGATTTAGGAAAATTACAAGAGAAACGCGAAAGTGAAGTTAATCTACCTTCTCAATAATTTAATATAATTGTGGATAATAGTTTAAATAATAATATGTATATTTGTTTAGTAATGACCAACTTAAGCAAGGTATTTAACGAACACTTAATTGATTTTTTAAACGATGTTATCAGTATTTTCCCCCAAAATACTGATTTACAAACTGGACGAACATTCATAATTGGTATTAAAAAAGTAAATCCCAAATCGTTAATTAAAATATGGAAAATGTCGGTTAATGATATTTATTTGGATAAAATTAATGAAGGTAATATGGATTTTTTTATAACCAAAGATTATTCTCAAGATATACCATCACAAACACCCAATAATGTTTTAAATATTATTGAAGATATAAAGGTATTATTACGTGAAACAACTGAAGAAAATAAGGAAAAATCATTAAAATATGTCCAAAATTTATGTAAAATTTGTAAATTATATTACGATACTAAATAAAATATACTTTAACATAAGTATAATTTAAAACTTAATTTTAAATTATACATATAATGGCTGAAAACAAAAATCCGAAAGAAACCCCGAAAGAAAATGCAGAAGGAGATACTGTACCTAAAGAATTTTCTAAAATTATAAAAGATTTTTATAAGGATATTTTGTTGGTTTTTCCAGAAATAAAAGATAAATTAGAAGATAATATTATTGAATTTCTACAAGACAAGCATGATTGTCAAGAAATTTTTGATTATTGTTTGAAAATTTACCCAGAACGTTTTTTTGATATATTATATAAAAATAATGATATTTTTCAAAATGAAGATATTAATACATGTTTTCTCCCCAATATTGAATTTAAAAACTTATGGAAGGAGGATATTAGTGATAATACAAGAAAAACAATATGGAAATATTTACAATTAATATTATTTTCAGTTTCTAGTTCTATTAAAAATGGGAAAGATTTTGGCAATACAGAAAAACTTTTTGAGGCGATAGATGAGGATGAAATGAAAAAAAAGTTAGAAGAAACTATGAAAGAAATGGGGGAAATGTTTAGTAATACAATGGATGAAGAAGGTTCTGAAAATTTTATGAATTCAGAAGATCTACCAAATCCAGAAGATCTACAAGATCATCTACGTGGATTAATGGATGGAAAATTGGGACGATTGGCCCAAGATATTGCAAATGAAACTGCTGAAGATATGGATATTGATATGGAAGAAAATGCTGATATCGGAGATGTTTTTCAAAAATTATTAAAAAATCCTGCGAAACTCATGGGATTGGTTAAAAATATTGGTGCAAAACTCGATGGTAAATTAAAAAGCGGTGAAATTAAGGAAAGTGAATTAATGCAAGAAGCAGCCGAATTAATGGAAAAAATGAAATCAATGCCTGGTATGAAAAATATGAATAAGATTTTTAGTAAAATGGGTGTACCTATGGGAAAAAATCAAAAGGTTAGTGCTAGTGCTATGCAGGCAAATCTAAAAAAAAATATGAGATCTGCCAACCAAAAAGAGAGAATGTTAAGAAAATTAGAAGAACGTAGGGCACAACGAGAACAGGCTAAAACACAAACAGATATAAATTATAAACAGATGAAATTTAAAGGAGATGATAGTGATGTAGAGAAAAGTTTAAGACCAGTTAAGAAAAAGAAAAAAAAGAAAAAGAAGAAAAAATGAACTTTTTGAGAACTTTTTGAGAACTTTTTGAGAACTTTTTGAGAACTTTTTGAGAACTTTTTTAAAAAAGTTCGTAAAAACAAATTAAATAAAAACCTTCTAAAAAAATAACTTAGTATATATTAATAATGATTAAATTTTGGCTAGACAATCCAAATATCCTATTAGATAGAGATTATATAACAGAAATTTTTCCAAATGAAAGGTTCGGTTTAGCACAAAAACTAAATGCTATAACCAGACTTGTTATAGGTATGACTATTTTAGGATATTTATTAACTAAATCTCTAAAAATTCTTGTATCTGCTGCTGTAACTTTAGTTGTTTTAGTAATAATTTATAAAACAAAAAGCGACAAGGAAAAATTTTCAAATTTTATAAAAAAAGATCAAGAATATTATCAAAAAGATATAGAAAAACATGCAAAAAAGGATGAAAATTTTATTAAACAAAATTTTACAACTCCTACAAAAAAAAATCCCGCTATGAATGTTCTAATGGATGAATATAAATATAATCCCAAAAGACCTCCTGCAGCCCCTATTTATAATGATCAAATTAAATCACAAGTAAACGAAAATGCCAAAAGTGAAAATTCAAGATTATATAAAAATTTAGGAGATAATATTATTTATGAAAATTCAATGAGAAATTTTCACACAATGCCTAATACTAAAATACCAAATGATCAAAAGGAATTTGCTCTTTTTTGCTATGGAAATATGCCATCGTGTAAAGAAGGTGATAGTTTACAATGTACAAAAAATAATGCTGGTTTAAGAACAACTTAGTTTAAGAAATAAAAATAATCTTAAGTTAAATATATATAATGTCAAGTGTTTTTAATTATACTTTTGAAAATTTAACAAGAATAGGTAATGATAAATGTGGTATTAATGAGAGAGATATTCAAAACAAAAACTTTTCCAAATACAGCACCCAAAGTTATTTTGCATCTGAATGTGGTATGAACAATCCAATTAGTTTTGCAACAAGTCAACCCAATATATTTTATTCGGGTAGTCATGAAGTAGGTATTGGTGGGTGCAATATTGATACAAATTCAAAACTTAAGATTGGAACTATTCAAACTACTACTAAATCTAGTATCAGTTTACAACAGCGCCCATTCTTAACTGTACCTTTTTTGGGTAGAGGCCCGTCTCGTCCTGTGGAAGAATCGCAGCTCCAACAAGGTGGTTATTTAGGAAATAAGAAAAGTTGCAAAACTATTATGGAAAAATCATTACGTGATGAACAAACAGAATTAGTACCATCATTAAAAGCAAGTATTCAAAATCCAGTCAACTTATGTGAAGATATTGCAGCAGAAGGATGGATTAGAGGAGGACTTCCTTCGCGCGAATTAAGTCGCGATAAAGATTATTTTACAAAAAATTAAAGATAATTCATTTAAACTTAACATCATAATTCATTTAAACTTAACATCATAATTATAAATATAAATGTATAATTATGATCATAAAATACAATATAATCTTATCGACGAAACATTGAAAAATAAAACATATAAACAAGATATTTTAACATGTTTTGGATTAAATGAAAATAATTATAAAATAATTAATGATATTCAAGAACAACTTTTTGAAAAATATAAAGAAAATAAAAGTTTTAATAAATTAATGAATTATATTCAGATTAATCAAACATTTATTCCATCTACGTTACCTTTAAAAACATGTTTTGTTTTAGTTTTTTCATATGATTACTTTTATATATTTCACGATTGTTTAGTTGATTTACATAATAATAATAACATTTCGGATGTAAATTATAATTGTATGATTAATTTAATAAAAAAATAATGGATAGATATATATATATGGCATCCTTAAAAAACTCACCCGGTATGTATGCTTTAGAGCAAAATGATAATAAAAACCATCAGGGATATTTAATGAATATTCAACCTCAAATACCATTTCATAATAGATATGCTGGATTTGGGACAAATGTTGGTGCAATGAAAAGTGGTTATTATCATAATATATTATCAAATAACGCTGCCAATATTGAAAGTAATCTATTTAATATAGGATCTTATGATTTAACAAAACCTAAAACACAATTTAAACCATCTCTTAATAAAATAGGAGAACAAACTTTTTTTAGTAAAACCGCCGTTTTTGTTCCAGAACCACTTGTTGTCCAAAAAAAGCAACGACCTTCTGGTCCCTTCTGTTGAGGTTATATTTAATTATTATTTTTAATACCTTTTTTAAAAAAGGTATTATAAAAGGTATTTTTTAATATTTATAAAATATAAGTATGGCTTTTACAAGATTTAATTATGATGATGCTAGAACCAAAAAAAAACTGCAAGAAGCAACTGATTCAGGAAGATATGTGTTAAATGTACCTGGGAATGGTGCCGAACCCACTTTTTTTGATGATCCTTATATTAGAGTGCAAAAATGGGGTGCAAATTTAAGAGAAGTAATTAACGGGGGACCTATTGATATTGATAGTGATTTATCAGGAAGAACACGACAATTAACAAAATATTGTTCAACGAAGAAATTTAGTAATAACGGGGTTCCTTACTCTGTTGAAAAAAGTTACCCTCAAAATAAAAAGTGTATGACACAACAATCAAGAGCAAGTCATCCAGCATGGATGTATAGATCATTACCTCAAAATCACGATTATCCTTTATTTTTAAATCCACAAGAAAACACTTGTTTATTATTTCACAATAATTTAAATACAAGACTTTTAGAAAGAGATAACTTTGTACCAACGATCCCTTGTTTAAAAGAATAAACTTTTTAAGAAAAAATTTACAAAAAACAAACATTAAATAAACCCCCCAAAAAAGTTTTATTATATTTAATAAAATATATTTTATTATATATAAATATGGCCGAAATAGCAATACCTATTGTAGCATTGGGAGCAATGTATATTATTTCAAATAAAGAGAAAAAAAACCCGGTTGAATCATTTATACAAAGAGCGTCTTTGCCAAATACTAGACCTATTGTAAAAAATTATCCAAAAGATACCAATCATGATATTTTAAATAAATCTAATGTCCAAACATACAAAGGATTTAAGAATAGTACTGAAAATTACTTTTTACCTGAAAACTATAAAAAAGCATTAGACAATGAAAAACAAAATGTAGGTAATTTTCAATCTTTAACAGGAAATACAATTAATTCTACTGAATTAGAACATAATAATATGGTTCCTTATTTTGGTTCTAAAATCACACAATCTACTAGTGATAAAAGAGGTAATGAAGGATTGTTAGATTTATATACTGGTTCAGGAAGTCAACAAAATAGAAAAGAAGGAATTGCTCCTATGTTTAAGCCTGAAGCAAATATGTCACATATTCATGGTACACCTGTTTCTACCGATTTTATGCAAGAAAGACAAAGATCTGTATTAACATCTAAAATGAATAATACAAAACCATGGGAAGAAATTCGTGTTGGCCCAGGTTTAAATAAAGGCTTTAGTAGTGAAGGAACAGGTGGATTTAATTCCGGCATGGAATCCCGTTCATCAAGCATGCCCAAAACGGTTGATCAATTACGTTCTCAAACAAATCCAAAAGTCACATATGGCGGTGTTACTTTAGGAGCATATGCCGGAAAAGGATTTACAAAATCATCTACTAAAAATATGATTGGTAAAGTGGAAAAAAATAGACCAGATACCTCATTTGAACATGGGCCTAATAGATGGTTTACCACAACTGGTCAAGAAAAAAAACAAACTGTAAGAAGTGATATTATATTACAACCTGAAAATAGAACAACTACTACCAGAGAATATTTTGGTGTAGGTACAGATCGTGAGGCAAAAGGTCCAACACAACCAGGACAATATCAAGTAGCACATAAACAACAATTATCTGGACCAGATCTTGGAATTGCAGCAGGTGGTGATAAATGGGCACCAACCAATAAAGATTATGGTAAAAATAGTTTCAAAGCAAGAATGAACTCACGGACACTCACTAGTGAAAGTAGTAGTCTAGGAGTAGTAAGTGGTGTGGTCAGTGCGCTTACTGCTCCACTACTTGATTTCTTACGTCCTTCTCGTAAACAAAATGTTATAGGTAACAAACGACCAATGGGTAATGTTAGTGGACGAGCAGGTGTTAATAAAGAACCTGTATGGAACCCAAACGACACGCCCCTCCATACAATTAGAGAACAAACTGAAAACACAAAACATATTATGATGGGAAGTCAAAATAATAATAATGCTTATATGAATAGCAAACAAAGACCAGTTCCGCAACAAAGAGACTCGACTACCAATTGTTATTATACAAGTGGAAGTGGGGCAGTTCCCGGTACGACTGGTCCTCGTGCATACAATGCCGAATATAATGCTCGACTTAATCCAAATAAAGAAGTTGTGAGTCGAACAGATAGATATAATATAGGTAATCAATCTTTGGGTGGCAGGGCGCAGAATGTCACAAATCTAAGAAACAGAATAGAGAAACCTTCTGAACTTAGAGCAAACATGCCGAAAGTTGCTGGAAATATGCAAACACATGGTAAAATATCTGGTAAAAACACACGAGAACGTGCTATCAACTGTGCTCGTAATAATCCCGACATGGTCAAAGCATTTCAAAACAACCCGTACTCTCAATCTCTTAATAGTTGGGCTTAACTTTTTGTAAAAAGTTATCAAAAACTAACTTTTTGTCAAAAACTAACTTTTTTATAAAAAAAATAACTTTTTTATAAAAAACTAATATTTTTTTTCATAATTTTACATATTATCTATACATGTTTCTGCTATTTTTGCAGTTACAAGATAAGGATCCATATTACTAGCAGGTCTTCTATCTTCAATATATCCTGATTTATAATTACACTCATGTAAATCTCTAGGAATACGAATAGAACAACCTCTATCCGCTACGCCAAATGAAAATTCTGTAATGGGAGAGGTTTCATGTCCACCAGTTAATCTTCTTTCGTTTCCCTCACCATAAACAGAAATATGGTCCATATGATTTTCTTTAAACTTTCCCATTAATTCCAATATATATTCTTCTGAACCATTTTCTCTCATAGTTTTAGTACTGAAATTTGTATGACAACCAGCACCATTCCAATCCCCTTGAATAGGTTTAGGATCCCAACTAACTACAACATTATGTTTTTCACAGACACGTTCCATAATGTATCTACTCATCCATAATTCATCTCCAGCACTTAATCCATCACATGGTCCTACTTGATATTCCCATTGTCCTAACATAACTTCCGCATTAATACCCGAAACTCTTATACCTGCCTCCAAACATGCCATATAATGCTCTTCAACTATCTCTCTGCCAATAATATTATTTGTCCCTACTGCACAGTAATATGGACCCTGAGGTGCAGGGAACCCCACCTTACCATTATGATTTGGCCATCCCAAAGGTGTAACACAGTCTTTTTCAAACAATGTATATTCTTGCTCTATTCCATACCAAGGTTCTTCATACATACGATTTTTTAAAAGAACTTCCGCATATTCTCTATTACATCCCATTGCCGGTTTTCCATCCACAGTTTCACTTTTACATAAAACTAAAAAACTTTTAATAAATTTCCCTGGTAAATTCTTTCTGAAAGGATCTCGAAACATTGCACAAGGGACTAGTATAATTTCAGAGTCATCCCCAGATGCTTGTCCACAACTAGACCCATCATAATTCCATTTTGGAATATCACTAATATCATTTATATTTTGGTAATAAGTTCGAGTTTTACTACGCAAACTTTGGTCTGCTGCCAACCAAACATATTGAAGCAAAAAAACATCGTCTTTTATAGGATTAAAACTAGCCATTTGTTATAATAATGTATCTTATTTTTAAATTCTAAAATAAATTTATTTTTTAATATATTCCAATAAATCAACTAATCTATTACTATAACCCCATTCATTATCATACCATGCGATAATCTTAAAAAATCTAGGATTTAATTCTATACCGGCTTTAGCATCGACTATACAACTATGTTGATCTCCTATAAAATCACTACTAACCAATTCTTTATCACAGACTATCAATATGCCTTTTAGTTCCTTTTTTTCAGCACATTTCAAACATTCCATAATTTCTCCATAGGATGTTGATTTTTCTAGACGAACAGTTAAATCTACAACAGATACGTTGGGTGTTGGAACACGAAGTGATATTCCATTAATTTTTCCTTCTAACTCTGGAATTATTTTTCCTACACATGTTGCTGCTCCAGTAGTGCTTGGAATAATATTATTCAAACAACATCGACCCAATCTTAAGTTCTTTCTTGACTTATTATCAAGAGTATTTTGACTGGAGGTTGATGAATGGATAGTAGTCATCAATGCATCTTCTATAATAAAATTTTCATGAATAATTTTAATAAGAGGCGCTAGACAATTTGTAGTACATGATGCGTTAGAAATAATAGTTTCACCGTTATATTTTTCAGTGTTTACACCCATAACAAACATAGGAATATCAATTGATGGACTAGAAACAATTATTTTTTTTATCTTTTTTGAATGAAAATGTAATTTGGCATTTTCCATTATTTTAAATGCACCAGTACAATCAATAACATATTCTACATCCGCATTGTCCCAATTTATTTTATTTGCCCGGCGTTCATTAAACCTAAATACTTTATTATCATTAATAGTAATAGATTTTTCATTATTATATGTAGAATTAACTGTAAATTTACCATGAATACTATCATATTGTAAAAGTTGTAAAAATTGCTGATTTGTCATGGAACAATTGACCGCTGTAACTTGTATATCTTCACCATTTAAACGCTTTGCTTCTATAATTCTAAAAACTAAACGACCAATTCTACCAAATCCATTAATACCTATTCGCATATATATATATATAAAATTTTAAATTAATTATAAAAATTATATTAATTATATTGATTTTTAATTAGAGATATAAATTTTTTAATTTTATATGGAAATAAAAAATGAATATAATTTACATAAACCAATCCAAGATAAATTAGATTTCTTTGTTAAAACAAATAAAATACCTCATATTATATTTTATGGACCGAATGGATCTGGTAAAAAAAACTTATTGTTAAAATTTATTAATAATATCTATAATAATGATAAATCAAAAATAAATCAATATACTATGTTTGTTAATTGTGCACATGGAAAAGGTATTAGTTTTATCAGAGACGAATTGAAGTTTTTTGCAAAAACAAATATTCATAAAACAGGTGATCTCATTAAAAGTATTATATTATTAAATGCAGACATGTTAACAACTGATGCACAATCTGCCCTTAGAAGATGTATTGAAAAATTTAGCCATACTACACGATTTTTTATTATAATAAAAAATGAAAATGGTCTTTTAAAACCAATTCTATCTCGTTTTTGTAATTTTTATATAGGGTTACCAAATGTAGATAGAAAAACACAAAAAAGTTTATATTATATTAAAAAAAAAAAATATACAAATTTAGAGTTTTATAATAAAAAATTTAATTATTTGAAAAAAAAATTAAATGATGATAATAATTTTAAAGATATAACTGAATGTCATAATTTAGTAGAATTATTATATGAAAAGGCATATAGTTGTTTAGATATAATTAAATATATAGAACAAGATAAAAAAAACAAGGATAAACACTTATTTTTGGTTTATTTTGATGTTATTAGAACAGAATTTAGAAATGATAAATTATTAATGTTGGTAATTCTAAATTTATATTTTATGCGGAAAAAGATAGATTTAGAAAATATATTATCAATTTAAATGGATGATTATAATGTTAATGCGTTATCTGAAGCGAAAAATGAATATTCTTCAAGACTTGTAACTATATTAACACCGTTGGTTACTGAGGGTATTCGCTCTATTTTTAATGAAGCATGTAATCTTTGTCAAGATAATGACGAAGATGAAAAATATTTAATGACTTTTCAAAATTTCTTATCAAGAGTTCCAAAATGGAATACAACCATTATTGAGGAAGAAAAAAGTAGGATTTTAAATTCGAGTGGATGTAGTTATTTAGAAGATCTTATTATTTGTGTACATATAACACAACTTAAGATATTAACATCTATACGCGTGTCTCAAAAACAAAAAAAAATAGATATTGATATACCAAAAATAGATACATTTATTCACAAATGCTATATACAATTTGCAAGAAAACTTTATACAAATGTTTATCTTTTTGAAAAAGATTTAATGCCTTTAAATTTACAAAAAAACAATAGGGAAATAGAACTTATTTGTCAAGAATGTATATTACAAGTTACAAGAGATAGTATGCCGATTGAGAAAATTCTTAGAGCATATATAGATAAAACAGTAGATGAAGAAGTCATTGAGGAAACTATTGAAAAAACAGTTGAAGAAAATGTTGCAAAACAAATGGAAGATGAATTAAATAAGGAAAATGTAGAAAATACAGAAAATACAGCATCGTCGACTACAATTACAAAAAAAGAAGACATGAATACTATTGAAAAACCAGAATTAATAAAAAATGAAATAGAAGAAAACATAGAACCGGAAAAAAAACAAGCACAAAATATTAATTTAATAATTGAAACTCCCAAATCTGAAAATGATCAAGTAAAAGATGTTGTAAATACATTAGTCCTATCTACAAGCAATATAGACACACCAATAAAAACTCCTGGTAGACTTTCTTTCAATGATAAAGATTCTATATTAGACATGGGTACAAATAAAAGTACGGACGTAATTGTCCCAAAAACAATTGAAAGATTAGAAAAAATAAGTAAAGAACAGAATGATAAACGTAAATTAGAGGAGGCCGAGGAAGACGATGAGGATCGACTTCAAATTATGGATGACATTTCAATAAAATTAGATACTTTAGACATTCATAATTTAGATAAAGAAATCAAATTAGAACCCGATATTTTATTAAATGATATTGAAGTACTAACATGAACAAATGCTTAATGGATTTTAATTTATTGTTTTTGTAAACTTTTTTGAAAAAGTTTATTTTGCGTAAAATTTTATATATTATTTTTTTTAAATATATAAAATGTCTAGTTCAATATTTATCATAGCCGTAGCCGTTTCAATTTCATATCTCGTTTTCCGTTTCATTGAAATGAGAATTATATTAAAAGAAAATAAACCATTAAAAGTACTAGCAAGAGATACTCTTTTAGTTTATCTTAGTGTACTTTTAGGTAATTTTATCATGAGTCAATTTGGATCTTCATCTATGGGAAAAAAAATTACAGAAGTTTTCACTAACTCGCCTGAATTTTAAACTATTTGTTTATTTTCAATTTCCGCCAGGCAAGAGGTGAGTGTCAATTCGAAAAGAAGGCATTTTTGGGTTTCTTTTTTAATTTAAATAAAACATAATTATCTAAGTTGTTACCTTCACCTATCTCAATAATCGGAGAATTATTTTCTACATTTTCCTTTATATCATCTAATTCTGTTTTATTTATATTATCAACTATTTTTTTATTTTCGTTCCAACCGATAGTGTCTCCTGACTTCTTTTTCTTTTTCTTTTTAATACCCCCTTTGGTCCCTCCTGATGATATTGTATCTTTTTTCCAATACATTGTTTTAAATTTTTTCGATTTCTGCCAGTCCGTGTCACTCACTTCATGTGGTTTATCTCCAGAACCAACCTTATTATTATCAAAATTAAGAGTGTCTGTTTCTTTACTCCAACCAGAAAAGTTTCCCATTTCATAACTTTTTCCCGAGGTCGAACCTGTTTCACCATCTATAGTAATATGAATTTTTTTATCATCACCCGCTACATTTTTTCCATCCGTATTATTGGTTAAATCTATCATTTTTTGTAATTTTTCCTTAGTATTTAAGTTATCTTCGAAATCAGAATAATCTAAAATTTTTTCAACAACTGTATTATTATATTTATGCGTAAGTGTCTCTGATTGATCTTTTTTATTAAATTTTGAGTATTTTGAATGTTTCATTGGTTTATCACATATACCATAATAAACTTTTACATATTCAACGTTTGTAATATTAGCACCAGTTATGGTTGTAGAACCTACTCCCAAATCGGTTATAGCATTAAACTCCACATGACTATTTTCATCTTGTTTTACTTTAACGGTAGTAACACTACCACTTAACGCAACCATTAAAGTTCCCGTTGCAGTTCCTTGAGTGACAACCGCATCCTTTGATTTTGTAATATTTTGAGATGTAATAGTAAAATTAACTACTCTACTTTTTACTTCAATATATTTATCTATTTTTACAAAACCATGTACACCTATTTTATTCTTTATTTTTGAAAGTGTTTCTGTTTTCTCTGTACTTGTCATATCGGTATCTTTTAAAACTTCATTTAAATCTTGTATACCACAACTTCCTGAATTATTGACATCAGACATTTATAATATTAACAAATAAAAGTTTTTTTGCGAATAAATATATTATTTAGTATAAAAATATAATATATAATGAATGAACAAATAGAAGAACAAATAGAAGAACAACCGGTTTATATAGTGAATGACATAATAGATATATTTAAACTCTACCCTAATGTTTTTCCAGGAGGTTATTTTAGATTCTTAAAAGCCAAAATAACGAATAAAATAGAAAAAAATGAAATAATTTATGAAAATGGTGTTGTTCTAACATGGACTAAATACAAACGTAAAACAAAAATCTCTCCAGATGTTTCAATACTAAATGGTGATATAAAAATCAATCAATTAGTAAATCGCTACCAAGGGAACGGTATGGCCAAAGAGATATTCTCTTCCTTTATAACCAATCACAATGGAACTACATTATATTTAGATGTAAAAGCAGATAATGAGAGGGCTATCGAGTTCTATAAAAAAAATAATTTCAAAGTCATTGGAGAGAAATTATTTGGTAAAAATATGAAAGGACTTATTATGAAACGCCCAAGTCATTGATATCACATATCAATTTATTATCAATCAACGCATCAACCGTAACAACCTTATGATTAAATTGTAATAATTTCGCTAAAAATATATTAGTTATTATATTCTAATAAATCAAAATTTTAAAAGGGCAGGGCGAGTTTATTATTTTTACTAATAGTAACTTTTTTATTAAAATTAAATGATTCAACTTTAGGAGCATCAATATTGAATAACATAGTTTGGTAATAAGCAAGCCAAAGTGCTTCTTTATTTTTTTTTTTTATATGAATTTGTGCATCTCTACTAGATCCCATTGCTTCTGCTAATAGTTCCAATGTTATATTTTTTGGACAACTTTTATCTTTATATGTATTTTCTTTAAATAATCTAAGTATCTTAGCATCAATATGTTCTCTAACTTTTCCATCACCTCCTTTTGTCATTATAATAACGTAATATATTAAAATATAATTATTTTAATTTCAATTTTATTAAAATTTTATTCCAAAATAATTTGTTATATTATATAAAGGACGTTGTGCTCTTCCGCTAGGAATAACTGGTTGTGGAAAAGTAACATCATTTGGTAATCCACCATGTTGGAAAAAGTGTCTCATATTTACATGTACAGTTTGATTAAATATTGAATGCTTTGTAAAAGATACTACCGGGTTTCCAACCCACCCAGGAGAGGTTGATAGAGGATGTAAACAGACGACATCCCAATTTGGAGGGCGATAAATGTTTATCGAATTTGGTTGACACCTATATATATAATACCACAGCATCACAATTATAGTATTTATTCTACTAATAAGTAAATTACCACTAAAAAGCCCACGCCCATTAAGATTCATAACTTCATCTTTAATGTAATTTAATGGAGCTCTCGTTACTTGAATGGGCAAGTTGGGCTCACCGACGTGGGGGTTTAACATATGACAACAATGATGCTCTAGAGATAGTCCCAACAGAGTATGATACTTGTCATATATATCACTTGAACTGTACCCAAACCGTGGACGATTTAAATTTAAATATCGAGTGCCTTGTCTAATTTCATTTCTCAGAATATAAAATAAAAATACAGTACCTGTTCTTCCCCAACCCGCTAAACAGTGAAAAACTGAACTATTGATAGGATTATTAAAATTCCCTAAAGCATTAATTTTTATCCATGAAGAAAATCTCCCTACGGTCATATCTGTCATTAAAATATCTAACATTTCAATATTAGCATCGTACCTATTTGTACCACCGGCAAATCGAAGATTTTTTAAGGTTCTCCACGTATGATTTTCTGCTCTCGCTTTATTTCTTGAGACTGATCCAATTGATGCACTTGGGTTACCTTGACAACAATCTGTAGTGCCTCCTCTCAAGAGACACATTCGATGTTCATGACCTCCGCCAGTTGCTATATCACCACATGCTTGTAAAGATATCCATTTATTTACACCCTTACCATACATAAAATAACCCATTGTACGATACATAGAACTATTATATGGTGCACCTATACCAGGATTGACTGCTGTACAACCGACAATTCCATCACAACCATGTGTCTGATTAGGCATTGATGTACCATATAAATGTACCTTTTCCCATAATCCTGCTTGGCCATGATTTCTAAATTTAACTATTACACTAGTAGTTCCATATCTGCTCCCCCATTTATGGAACCATGGTGAATATGACAATCCAGCAGTTAGAGGAGGAGGGGTATCACGATTACCTCCTGGAACTATGTTTCCTCGGTTTCCTCGTATAATTAACTGCCCTCCTCTCATTTTATAGTTTTTTGATTTTCTCTTACCTTTTTTTCTTTTCCTTTTTTGTGACCTTTTTCCTAAAAAGGGTTTTTTCCTTTTTTGTGACCTTTTACCTAAAAAGGGTTTTTTCCTTTTTTGTGACCTTTTTCCTAAAAAGGGTTTTTTCTTTAAAGTTTTTCCCATATATATTTTGATTACATAATAAAAATATTTATTATGTAATCAAAATATATGCATAAATTAGCAGTACCTTGTCAGGTACTTTATGATAAAGATTTATTCAGGTTATTAAATAAAGGTCACCTATCTTGAGTTTTTGCAAAGTCATTGGAGAGAAATTATTTGGTAAAAATATGAAAGGACTTATTATGAAACGTGAGATTTAAACATAATCGGGTATTCATCAATATTCATAACTTTTTGCTTTTTCATCTTCTTTTTATTGGTTCTATAATTAGAAAAAAATATATGATCTATTTCTTTTTGAGGTGTATGATTATGTACTGTACGAGCAATCATTTTATATAACTTAAAATCTGGATAACGTTCTTCTCCATTATTTTTATAAAGAATATTTCTATTTTTATCATCTGTAATCCATTCATTAATTACTTTGGCAACAGGATTTTCAATATTATCCTCATCTTCTTCATCATCCATAAAATAATCAAATAAAGAACAGCCCAATCTACACAAATCAAAACTTTTATTAGGTTCCAATCTTGGTTTTTTTATATCAAAATAAGGTTCGGTATTATATTGTGTCGCAGCATCACCCTTTGGATGATAACTATCACTGCATATAATTTTGTCTTGGAATTTATAGATTGCTCTCCCAAAATCTATAATTTTATATATTTTACCAAACGTCGGAACTTTGTAATACACATTATTATACTTATAATTAATAAATTTCTTATCTGTTTTATTCCACATGATATTATTTGTATGCAAATCATTATGTGTAAAATCAAATACTTTTTGATATGTAATAAGCACCATGATAATTTGAAATAAACAGGACTTCCATTCTTTATTGTTAAGATGTTTCCCCTGTGTTTCCATTAAATAATCTAATGTATTTTCCATTTTTTCTAGACAAATAATTTGAACAGGAAAATCATTAATATATGCATGAATGACTTCTTCTTCTTCACTTGAATAATCTGAAAAATCACTTTCATCTTCACTATCTCCCAATTCTTCTTCGTCTTCTTCACCATCAGTATTGGATGAACGCGACGAACATGTAGAATTTGTTTTTTTATGACTTTTCTCACTTTTAACTTCCGAATTTTCGGATTTCCATACTTCATCATCTAATTCATTATGTTTATTAATATTGTCATGTGTTAATTCAAAAACACCCTCGAACATTTCATTATTTAACGTATCTGTTTGAAGATCGACTTTATTTTTATCTATCTGTATTTTTTTTCTATATTTTCTAGTATCGCTTTCCAATAATCTTTCAGTATCAATATGATCAACTTCAAACAAAATATCTTTATTTCTATGAAAAAATTTCGCATCGTGTAGGTATTCCAAATCTTCAAAAATATCACAAACATATTTATTTTGTACAGCAGTAAATGTTCCATAAAAATCAAGACCATTGCTAAAAGAATGATGATGTAATAGTTGACTTGTTAAATATGAAAAAAAACCATCTACATATGCTGAATTATTTTTATCCATTACTTTATCTAAACACCCATTGTCTTTTAATTTAGGTAAAGTTTCAATAATAGATTTATTTATTTTTTCATATTTACCAACCATAAATTTAACAGGATCAATTAAAGGAGAAAATTTGAAAAATGATTTATAAGTTTTGACATTTGAATTTTCATCTTGACAGGAAAGTGTAAAATTATTGTTATTTTCAGTTTCATGTATTAAATTTATTGAATATTTTTGATTTAAATTTATTTTATTATAATTATTATCTTCCAATTGAAAAAAATTAGATAAAAGAGGAAAATAATTTTGAACATTTTGAAATCCATTTTCTTCTAAATGTTCAAACAATTTGTCATTATTATTTTTTTTATAAAATAGAGTAAACATTAAATGATATATACAAAATTTTTTATATATTTAAACTTATTTTATGCGTAAATATAAAAAAAATAAAACAAATAAAATTATATAATATGAACCTAGAATTGAAGAAATTTGACATGAAAGATATATCATTTAAACCAAATGAAAACCAAGGACCCGTTATTGTTTTGATAGGACGACGTGATACAGGGAAAAGTTATTTAGTTAGGGATCTCCTATATTATCAACAAGACATACCTATAGGTACGGTTATTTCAGGAACAGAAGCTGGTAATGGATTTTATGGAAATATGGTTCCGAAACTATTTATACATGACGAATATAATACAGCAATTATAGAAAATATATTGAAACGTCAAAAAATTGTAATGAAGCAAATGAAAAAAGAAAATGAAGCGTATGGTCGATCAAATATTGATCCAAGAACATTTGTTATTTTAGATGATTGTTTGTATGATAATAGTTGGGCTCGTGATAAACTCATGCGTTTGCTTTTTATGAATGGACGTCATTGGAAAATTATGTTAGTTATTACAATGCAGTATCCATTAGGTGTTCCTCCTAATTTACGTACAAATATTGATTATACATTTATATTAAGAGAACCCTATATCGCAAATAGAAAAAGAATTTATGAAAATTATGCAGGTATGTTCCCAACGTTCGAATCATTTTGCCAAGTAATGGATCAATGTACAGAAAATTATGAATGTCTAGTAGTTGCCAATAATGCAAAATCAAATAAATTAGAAGACCAAATTTTTTGGTATAAAGCATCTGGTCATAAAGATTTTAAGTTAGGGTCAAAAGAGTTTTGGGAAATGTCTAAGGATATTGATAGTGACGACGACGATGGAGGTACATATGACCCATCTTCACAGCAAAAGGGACCCCGTATCAATGTTAAGAAAAATAAATGGTAATTAATAATATATATTTACAATATAAATGGTTAAAAAAAGAAAAGGTCCTTCCCAAAGTGCTACGAACTTTAAGGTTGGTGTAAAAAAAAAAGGAAATGATAATAATATATGGATAATTGTGAAAAATAAAAATGGTGTAAAACGATGGAAAAAACATATATTTAAGAAAAAGGTCACAAAAACCAAGAAAAAACAAAAAACAAAAAGTTCACAAAAAAACAGAAGTACGCAAAAGAAAAAACAAAAAACAAAAAAGAACCAAAAATATTTTATTCATGATAATGGAGGAAGACCATTTAAAGTTGTTATAAATGGAAAAAAACTAGATATATTTACTTTTGACAAAGATTTGAAGGAAGAGTTTGGTGAAGATAATGTTGATTATGACATATTAGTAAAATCTTATAAAAATTTAAAAAATATATTTATACCAAAGGGTATTGATGATAGAGGTGATAAGTGGTCAGGTGGTAAAGGTAACACTATACTTGCTCATATTTCAGGACATAAATATTTGTTGATTGGAAGCAGTATTTATGAATTTGAAACAAAAAAAGAAAATATATTAGAGTTTCATTCTCAAGT